GTTTGAGAAGTATGTTTTCACTCTGCTTGAGTATTATTACAAACATGAAGTGTCCCAGTTTGCCACGGCAGGGACTGTGGGTAAAGTGTTGCTGGGTTTCGATTATGATTCGGCCGATGCGCCGCCTTCATTGAAAGCACAAATACTAGATGTTGACCCTCATGCTGATGGCATGCCTTGTGAAGATTTTCGCCTCAAGGTCGACTGCAAAGAGGCTTTCAACAACGGACCCAAATATACCCGTCCTGGTAACCTGCCTGGAGGCGCAGATATAAAGACGTATGACATTGGACTGCTGAATATAGCAGGCGCAGGCAATACAGACTCCGTGACGAAATTGGGGGAGTTACATGTCAGGTATAGAGGGTATTTTTTGAAACCAGTGTTGTCACAGACAGTGTCGGCGCCACTGAATAACCAGGTTTCTTTCTTTGGCACAGGTTCTACTCCTCAGCCATTGACAACTTCAGTTGAAACACAGCTCACTTTTGCAGGCTCATTGTCGCAACCACCTACAGCCAATTTTAACGGCCTTAATATAGGGAATACGGGTGGTACGTTCACCCCGCCCTCTGGCAATTATATTATCGACACGGGCTGTCAGTTCATCAATGGCAGTGCTACTACGCTTGCAGCGATTTTGACTATTCAGAAGAATGGAGTCAACCTTACAGCTGTCGATTCGCCCACTTTTGAAGCATTGTTGGCAGCTGGAATTAGCGATGTGTTTATGAACCAAAGTGCTTACGTGGTATGTAACGGCACCGACACTATTAACGTCGATGCGACCATGATGGGTACAGGCGGTGGGTTGAGCGCTAGCGCCACCATACGCTTTGTTGCCGTTTGACGGGACGGCTACTTCGCTGTAATGGGTAAACAGCGGCCGATAACACCGGCTATAGTGTACTTCGCTGTTCATGTTAAACAGCGGCCGATAACACCGGCTATAGTGTACTTCGCTGTTCACGTTAAACAGCGGCCGTTATCACCGGCTATAGTGTGCTTCGCTGCGATGCATAAACAGCGGCCGTTAACGTCGGCTATCACGTTCCTCGCATGTCAGGTTATGTGGGAGGCAAGGAATGGCTATAACAATCCCGCGGTCCGCACCGCGTAACAAGGCGTCTCGGGCGACGTTAACGCCTA